CATCTAGTAAAAGAAGAAGTTTTAAATTTAAAAAATAATATCGAAGAATTTTTAGCTCGCAAATAGCGTAGCTGTTCTCTCGGTTAATTTGTGTAATGAAAAGTTTAACCAAACATTAGGAGAATAAAATGAATCTGGAAGCACTAAGAGCACGACTTACAGGAATCGTTGCAAAACTGGAAGAATACAAATCATTGGAGAAATATTCCGATGAGCAAGTAGAGGCAATCAATGCCCTATCTGAAGAATTTGAGGCCACAAAAAAACAGATCGAAGCCGCAGAGAAAATTGCAGCTATGTCTGTTGAAGCCACTGTTTCTGTTCGCAAGGTAGCTCCCTTGGAATCAAAAGTAGTTGTGGGCGTGGATCGAAAAACTTTAGATCCTAAAGGCGGATTTAAGGCGCAGGGCGAATTTTTCCGCGCTGTTGCGATGGCAGCTAAAGGTGAAGTGGACAACCGTCTGCGAATCCAAGCTGGCGCACAGGAGAAAATTGGCGAAGATGGCGGTTTCCTTATCCCGGTTGATTTCCGACAAGAAATCCAAAAGAAAGTTATGGGAGACGAATCTCTTTTGCCAAAAACTCGTCAGTTTCAAACTTCTTCAAACACCCTGACCCTGCCTACCAATGAGACAGCTCCTTGGGATGGTACTGGTATCCAGGCATATTGGGAAAATGAGGCTACCGAATTCACAGCCACCAAAGCCAAATTCGGAGACACGACTTTGCGATTGCACAAACTGACTGCAATGGTTCGTGTTACTGAGGAACTTTTGGAGGATGCTCCCGCACTAGAGTCTTGGATCAAGGGCGAAGCTCCTGCCGCTATGATGCACAAGATTAATAGCGCAATTATCGCGGGCTCAGGCGCAGGCCAGCCTTTGGGCTATATGAACTCTGGCTTTAAGTACAAGGTCGCAAAAGAGTCGGCACAAACTGCCGACACTGTGAACTTTTCCAACGTCAATAAGATGTTGGGCCGAATTCTCCCAAATTCATTCCCCAATTCAGTTTGGCTTTTGAATCCAGCTTTGTTGGAGCAGATCCGGGCTATGAAATTTGACCTGACTTCTTCTACTCCTATTCCAGTTTATATGCCTCCATCAGGCATCTCTGGATCTCCTTACGGAACTCTCTATGGAAGACCAGTTCTTCCAATGATGGGCGGAGTTAAGGCAGTAGGCGACGAGGGCGACATTTCATTGGTAGATCTCAGCTATTACCACACAGCGATTAAAACTGCCGGAATCCAAGCCGACATTTCTACTCATGTGTATTTCGCATCCCATGAATCGGCTTTCCGATTTGTTATGCGAGTGGCTGGAGCCTGCCCATTCAAGGCCCCTGTTTCTGTTGAAAACGGAAGCTATGATATGTCAGCATTCATTACCTTGGAAGCCAGATAGTCTGGTTTCCTAGGAAAGTAGGCCCCTGCTAAGGGGGCCTAAGTAGAAAATTTTTAACAACTTTAAAGGAGTTTACAAATGAATCTGTTTTTAGAAAAACAAACACTGAAAGTGGTATCCGTACCAGTGGATATGAATACGGCGGCAATTACCGGCGCTAGAATTGGTCTGGCACTAGCTGACAAATGTGCAGTAGTTTTGACAATGGGAGATTCGACAGCAGCCGTTGTCAGCCTCACATTGCAGCAACATACTGCGGCATCTGCCGGCACGACAAAAGTTTTGTCGGTAGCGAATCCCTATTACCACAAAGCCGGAGCGGCTACTTCCTTCACAAAAGTAGCTCCCACTTCCGCCGCATCTGTCTACGACCTATCTCCAATCTTTGCCGATGCCGAAGGTATCGCAGTATTGGAAATTGGTGGAGCGGATCTGGATGTAGATGCCGGATATGCATGGTTTTCAGTTGATGTCGCGGACTCTACTGCGGCTAAACTTCTGGGAAGCTTGTATGTTCTTTGCGATGTACGCTTTGCCCCAGCATATAGTCTAGTTGTCTAATAACTTCTAGATTGAAAGTCCTAATTCTATGAAGTCTAATGGGGGCAAATATGCCCCCATTAATTTTTCAACAGGAGTATTTATGAAGATTTTTATTGTCTCTGATTGCGTCTATAATGGGGAATTGCTCCATAAAAAGGGTGAGACCAAAGAAGTGGATGACAGTCTAGGTATGGCAAGTAGGTGGGTTAGAAGAGGTCTAGCTCTACCAGTTTCGGAAGAGAAAAAGGAAGAAAAGAAGCCAAAAAATGTTCTAGGAAAACAAACTGTTGAAAAAGACAAAGTACAAAAGCAAGATATTGTTGAAGATGCGGTTGAAGACATTCCGGAGACCGAAAAAGATACCGGGCACGAAATCCTGTAATCTCCTGGAGAAAATAAAATGTGGAAAAATACTTGGTATAATTTAGTTAAATTCCTCAGAAGGGAAGTTAGCCCTATTCGTAGGGGAATTAGATTCTCCGGGGGAATGCCGGTATCAGAAGATACCTCGATGCAGATTTCGGCATTTCATAGGGGGGTGACATACATCTCTACTCAAATTGCCAAGCTTCCATGGGAAGTTAAAGATAAAAGCAATAAAATACTGGATGACAGTATTTCAAGACTATTAAACCTAGCGCCAAATTCAGAAATGAGTGCAATGTCCTTCCGACTTTGCATGACCCAGAATGCAATAATTCACGGCAATGCCTATGCGGAAATCGAGAGAGATATTACGGGACGGGCAGTGGCCATCTGGCCCATTCCGAATGGCTTTGTGGAGCCGTATAGGACTCCGGAAGGAACTTTAGTATATAGAATCTTGGGCGGATCTTTTGTGTCCCAGGGAAGCGATGTCTATCTTCCGGCCCAGGACACTTTTCATATTAAGAATTTTCACACTAAAGACGGAATTACCGGACAGGGAATTGTTGCCTATGCTTCTGATGTCTTGGGGATTGTTTTAGGTGCGGACAGAATGGCCGGAAATCTTTTTGCTAATGGGGGAATGCCGTCAGGAACATTGGAACACCCCGGAATGTTAACGGATGAGGCCTACGCCAGAATTAAGAAATCGTGGGAAGAGGCCCACTCCGGAAAGAAATCAGGAGGATTGGCCGTCCTTGAAGAGGGGACCAAATACAATCCAGTTTCCATTACCCCAGATCTTTTACAGTTCCTAGAATCAAGGAAATTCGGGGTCTTAGAAATTGCCAGATTTCTTGGTCTGCCCCCTACTAAACTTTTCGATACGGATGCGGCTACTTTTAACAATATAGAAAATGCCAATTTAGAAGTGGCTACCGACACTTTAGATGCCTGGGCAAGGAATTATGAAAGCGAAGCCGACATAAAAATACTCAATAGACAATACGGGGGCCGAAGGACTGAGATGGACCTCTATGCTATTTTCCGGGGGGACATGACTACCAGAGCGGAGTATTTTTCCAAGATGATGCAGGCAGCAGCCATTACTCCCAATCAGATTAGGGAGAGAGAGGGCCTCGCCGGATATTCTGGAGGGGACAGATATTACCTAGCTGTAAACAACTATTCTCCAGTGGATAGAGTAGATGAATTGCTGGACTCCCAAATTTCTAAAAATAATGCCCAAGCAGAAAGTAAAACAACTTCTTCAGATCCAAAACTAACTCAAGCAGCAATTCACTATTTAGAGAAAAATAAATAATGGAAGAAGAAATACTTCTAGCTCTGATGTCTAAGATGGTCCAAGAAAAAGTGGCCGAGTATATCTCATCAAATACCCCTATCCCGACAAGGGGCCCGAGGGGATTTAATGGACCAATGGGAGAAGCCGGGGAGCCCGGCAAATCCTTTATTTGGGACGAGCATAAAGATAAAATATTAGAAAAGATTCACGGTTCCTCCTTGAAATTTGAAGACCTGTCCGAGGATCAAAAAGTTATTCTTAGGGGTCCTAGAGGTCGCGATGGACTCGACGGACGGGGGTTCATTTGGGAAGACCATGAAGCAGTAATTAGGGACATGATAAAAGATAGCGCCCTTAAATTTTCCGACCTCACTATACAGCAAATGGAAGATTTGCGGGGCAGGCCAGGAAGGGACGGAAAAGACGGAGTAAAGGGAAGAGACGGAAACGATTTTTCTTTTCAAGAACACTCCGATAAAATTCAATCTATAATTAATTCAGAGATACTGGGATTACTGCCTTCTTTAAAGTTAAAATTCTCCGACCTATCCTTAGATGATGTAGAATCATTAAGGGGACCTAGGGGACAGCGGGGGAAACCGGGAAAAGATTTTATTTTTGAAGAACATGCAGAATTTTTCAAGTCATTAAAAATGACTTTCTCCGATCTTACCGAAACGGAATTGGATTCACTAAAATTAAAATTTTCTCATTTGACAGAAAAAGAATTAGACTCCCTGAAATTAAAATTTGAAAGTCTTACTGAGGAAGATAGAGAATCTCTTGGGGGTCCTAGAGGACAAAGGGGAAAACCGGGAAGAGACGGAATATCTGGGGAGAACGGTAAGGACGGAAAGACACTAAGAGGGCCGGTGGGCCCTATAGGAATTACTGGTAATCAAGGAAGGCCGGGGATAGACGGGGAAGATGGTGAGGACGGGGAAGATGCCCCGTTAATTGAGGATATTCGTATCTTGGAATATAGAGATAATGATATATCGTTGAGAGTAGTATTTAATAACGGGACTTCCATTGAAACAAATAAGATATCCCTTCCAAAGTCTGGCCCAATTGTGCAAAACCTATTCGCCATTAGCGGGGGAATGGGGAGCGGCGGAGGATTTGGGGCCTTTAATAATTTTTCATGTGGAAAAGTATCGGAAATAGATTTCGATGGATTCAACCTCATTAACTGTTGCCATTTGCCAATAGGGGTAGACGGAACTTCTCTTAATCTGGGGGAATTAAATGCCCTGTGTAACTAGACTTCAAGTGCTACGAGGAACATCGGCGGAAAGAATTTCCTTTCTCCCCCTAATTGGGGAATTGGTTTTTGATACTGATCTCTCAATGATGTTTGTCGGGGACGGCCTAACCTATGGGGGAAACCCATTTAGTGGAACTGTCCCGATTACTACTATTATTTATACTGCCGATGCCACATTGTCCGGAGTGGATTATGCAATTGCCGATTCCGCCTCTCCTATAGAATTCCAATTGCCGGATGCCACTACCTACACAAAGAAAATAAATATCAAGAATTTTAATTCCGGACTTTTAACTGTTACCCCATTTGGGGCACAGCTTATAGACGGAGAAACAGAAATTACATTAGACAGCCCGAGTTCCTTTGAACTTATCCCCAAAAATGGAGCATGGTATATATGGTAAAAATTATTCTTTTAAATATTTTATTCCCTCTGATTTCTATGGCCGCATATCTTCCAAAAGTGGAAATCACAAATGTTCCTTTGCCGGTTACTGTTTCCGGGCCAGTGGTTATCTCCGGGGCAATTTCTATAAATCCCGCCACAGTCTCGGTATCCAACTTTCCGACAACGATTTCTGTCAGCAATCAGCCCACAATAATTTCGGTATCCAACTTTCCGACAACGATTTCTGTCAGCAATCAGCCCACAATAATTTCGGTAAGCAATATTCCGACCTCGAACGGATCTGTAGTTGTAAGTGGGTTAACTGCTGTGGGAATAGCCCCCGTAAATAATCCGGTATCGACGGCTGGAATAGATGGAGGGGGTCTGAAGAGGAATATCTTAACGGATACGAGTGGGGCATCTGTGGTTGTCGGATCAGTAGCAAGTGGATCTGCCGATTCCGGAAATCCGGTAAAAATTGGGGGTGTTTATAATTCCTCAGTTCAATCGTTTACTTCGGGAAATAGGGCTAATGCCCAAGTATCGAAACAGGGGGCACAGCTTGTAACTGCCGATGCCGGATTTACGCACATTACGGGAGCAGTAACTACTGTTTTAAAATCCGGATCAGGGGTTTTATTTGGAGTCTATGTAACAAATAACGCCACTAATACCGATACGATGATCTTATATGATAATACGGCAGGAAGCGGAACCATAATAGCAAGTGCTCGGACAGATAAAACAACCCTAGGATGGATGGGCGGAGTTAATTTTTCTACCGGCCTGACTATTGTAACAACAGGCACCTCTAACTGGACAATAACTTGGAGATAGAATCTAGATGATTGCAGTAATGTTTCAATCTCAGAACTATAATAATGTTGGAAATATCCCCGGATATTGGCCGTGGAAAAGAATTGAAATTACTGAAGATCAATCGTCCCACTATCGGTCAAATGGATGGACCGTTTATTCAGATACGGATTTTGAAGCATATATTAAAGAAAAGACAGTTCCTCTAGACACATATTTTATCAATCAAATTTCAGACCGATATGCTTTTCTGAATACTTCCATTGAAGATAAAATTAAATTTGCCCAAGATCTTATGGGCCAATTAAAATTTAAAAACCTTAATGAAGGAATCAATGCGGTTCAGGGATTTTGGATGCATCAAAAGGTGCGAGCTATGCCGGTTACTTTTTATGGAATGACCTTTACAATAGATCTTATGAACTTAGTAGTCTCCGGGGACATAGAGCTAGCTTGTCTCGCCCTGATGAACACAACCCCCGATGCGATGAATATGCCTTTCCATTGGCTGTCTCAGGATAGAATTAATTGGATTGTCGGGAAACTAAAATCTTATCTTGGATGGCCCTAAATGGGGAATATAACACGAGGTAGCCAATGCTTGTAGAATTAGACGATATTAAAAATTATTTGGAAATCCCCCTTGTGGATACTACCTATGATTCGTTTTTAACGGATCAAGAAGAAGTAATCTCCCAGTCGGTAGAATCCTATTGCGGAAGAAATTTTCTACAATCTAATTATGTGCAAACGTATTATCCAGATGACTATACTCCTGGCACAACATCTATTTCTACTTTCAATTATCCCCTTGTTTTAATTGAGTCAATCGTACTCGGGGGCGCGGATATAACTGGCGACGTTAGGGTACATAAAAATAGCGGGATGCTAATCTACAAAGAGGGATTTTTCCAAGAATCACTTTCCGACGACGAATTGGTAGTAACCTATTGTGCCGGTCTTGACGAGCTTCCGGCCCCTGTTAAATCGGTTATCCTTTCCCTAGTTGAAGAAAGATATAATAAAAATTTGAATGGAATCTCTTTGAATTTTGGAAATGATGTCCAAAGTATTTCTATACCCGGAACAATTTCAGTGTCCTTCGATTATTCTCTCCAGTCCAATGACAGGAAAACTGCCTTTGGGACAATATTGGGGAACTATGTAAACGTCCTGGATAACTACAGATCAGAAAGAGCATTGATCGGATCGGGAACTTTAAACTATGTCGATTAAATCTTCCTTTAATTACATACTTAATTTCCAATCTAGAGAAGTTACTCTCACGAGGCCTCTTACCCCGACAGATTTAGTGGTAACTGTGAAAATGGCCCCCTCCGACTATTTTAGAAATTTGGAGACAATGGCCAATACCGTGTCCAAGGGCAGGGAATTTGTAGTATCAAAAGATGCCCTAGACACAGTCTCATTTCCTCGCCCCAAACGAGGAGACAGAATCACGGACGGGGAAAATGGGACACATACAATAACTGAAGTAAGAGAAATGGCAGACATCGGCGGAGCCACAATGGGCTACCGTATAAGGACCGGATAATGGCCTTCGAGATGGCGGTTTCTTTAAAAATAACTGATTCGGCTATCGGAAATAAATACGATGCCTTGGGACTGGATTTACAGGGTAAGCAATCTCTGGAAGAATTTTTACAATTTTTAAAATACTCCTTAAAGTTTATAGCCCTTGATGCTCTTAGGGAGGAGCAAGGAAAGGGATTCGATAAGACCCCAATAATGGTTATCGACGGATCAACTAGAAAAAATATCGATGACGTAAAGCCATTTGGCAAAATCCAGTTTATTAATTCAAAATTAAATAGTCTAGAAGTTCTAGAATCTATTTATGTAGAAATTTTAATTAGGTCAAGAATGGTAAGCGGTACCTATATAAAGGGAAATTTTGTTTATTTCAATGACCGGGTAGTGGCTACCAATTATACAGAATTACGACAATGGATAAAATCATCTCCTAAAATAACTTCGGGGGATATCATAAGATTTGTAAATGTAGTTCCGTATGCCAGAAAATTAGAGAGGCATGGAATATCTCAGAGCGGAAATAATCGAAGAAAACGTCCCAAGTGGGTGAAAAGTTCAGACAAGAAAAAAAGGTCAGGAAGACCGGCTACAGATAAAAAGGGAAGAAGCATAATGCAAATCCTGGGGGCCAATGGGGCATATTTTTTAGCATCCAGAGCAGCTCTAAAAGGATTTAAACACAATATAAAAATACAATTTAAGTTCGAGACCGGATCAATGTTGGGAATACAGGGATTAGAAATTACGGGACCAAAGGGAAAACTTAGGAGAAATTATAAGCCTACTAAAAAAAATCCAAGTAATTCTGGACCATACCTCTACCCGGTGATTAAAGTTACCATTGGAGAAACGGGAACTATATGAGCAGCTCATACGTCCGAACTCAGATTAAAAATTTCATAGTGGCCAATGCCCCTACTGAAAGTCTAGTAGATCTAACTGGGCAATATGCGGAGCTAGAAGATCTTTTGACGGATAACAGCATTCCCCCCAATGACCCCTGGCTCGGGGTCCAGTTTATAGGGGATGACGAAATACCAATAACAATCGGGTCCAACAATGTGGCCGGGAAATATAGAGAAACCGGGGCAGTCTATATTCATGTAGTTGACATTGCAAAGCTGGGAGTTTCAGATACTATTTTGGCTAGGGCCGAAGTTTTGAGGGATAGTTTTAGGGGACAGAGAATTGGGGATATACTTATTGACTCAGTGGGAACCCCGAATTTTGAAGCAGGAGCCGCCCTACATTTTGAAGACGGGTTTATGAGTTGCAGTTTCTTGATGAGTTACCAAAGGGATTTAGATTTATAATTTAAAGGAGAATTAAAATGAGCGTAGGGTCGTCAAACAGAGTACGGTTGGCATTTATCGAGGAAACAGTTTACGGAGAAACTCCCGTAGCCGGAGATTTTAATACGGCTCGTTTCGTTTCTGAAGCACTATCCGGAACTCCTACCACAGTCGAGTCAAAGCAAATTCGAGTAGACAGAATGTCCTCGGGACAAGTTGTTGTCGGCCTCGGGGTAACGGGACAATTCCAATTCGAGTTAGCCAAGGAAGATGCCCTTGATTTGTTACTGGCTTCGGCCATGTATTCAGACTGGGATGTAGTGGCCGCTGTACCAACTAAAATGGACATTGACGGAACTCTCAAAACTTTAACCCGGTCAGCAGGAAGTTTTATTTCTGAAGGACTGGTAGCGGGAGATTTTTTAACCCTAAGTAATTTCGGAGAGTCGCAAAGTAATGCCCAGGTTATGGTCGTATCAGTAGACTCCGGAACTGTCCTTACTTGGGCGGGACCAGTATTGGCAACACAGCTTGCCGACCAAACATTCACGGCAGCGGCTACCGATATCGTTACAGCAGCGGGCCACGGAATGTATACAGGACAAAAAATCCGAGTAAGTTCTGCCGGAACTTTACCAGCGGGAATCGTCGCGGCTACTGACTATTATGCTATTGTCCTTTCTTCTAGCACTTTCAAGTTGGCAGCATCCCTAGTTGACGCTTTGGCAGGGACTCCCGTTATTGACATCACAGATGCCGGTACAGGAATTCACACATTCACTAGACAAACGTCCTATGCAAGGGCTGACAAATTAAGCATCGGAGTGGATAAAAAATCTTTCTCCTTTGAAAAGTCTTTCACTGACCTAACTGATAAGGCCATTAATTATCGGGGTATGTTGGCGGCGAATCTTGATTTGAAATTTGCCTACGGGGAATTGGCTACAGGATCTTTTGTTTTATCAGGAAATGATTATCAGACTACAGACGTAGCTTCTGAATTCATTACCGATGGAAGAACAGTTCTGGATGCAGCCACTACCCAGACATTGAATGGCTCTGTGGATATGCCCTTCTTGGCATCCGATGCAGTAGGGGCCCTGGAGACCGGAAGTTTCGATCTCCAGTCAGTGGCTATTAAATTGAACAACAATTTAAAGGCTATTGAAGTAATCGGGGACATCGCACCTATTGATTATTCAGAGGGGACAGCCCAGATTACAGTTGATCTTAGTGCGTATTTAACGGACGCCGCTTGGTCATTGCTGGATAAGAAATTAACTCAGGAGCCATTTATCATTGCCTTCCAGGTTAAAAATTCCGGGGGATGGTATGCAGTTTATCTTCCAGCGGTACAGGTATCTTTTCCAGATCCTTCTTCCGGGGGACAGAATCAAGATATTATCCTGGCGATGACTGGCATGGCCAAGGTCGGGGCCAATGGGGAGAGTGCTATGACAATTTTCCGAGGCCCGGCGGCATAAAGAACTAACGCCCGTGTTGACACGGGCGTTTATTTCAAGTGAATATTGCCCTATCCCAAACTAACAAGGAGATAGGGCATGAAAACGAATCTCGATAAACTTTTTAAAAATGATACCAAATTAGAGACTGAAGGAATCTGGATGAATATTTCAGATGACGTAGGATTTCTCGTTAAGAGGTTTGGCGGGTTCAATGAGCATTCGGTAAAGGCTGCATTGGCCAGACACTATAAGCCGTATGCCCGCCAAGTTGAAAACGGAACTCTAGAACAATCTAAAGAAAAAGAAATTATGATTACGGTCTTCGTTAAAGCCTGTCTAAAAGGATGGAAGGGCGTGGAGATAGATGGAGTGGCTACAGAATATACCCCGGAAGTCGGAGTAAAATTCTTAACGGGTCTTCCCGAGTTGGCCGATACCCTTGTAAACTACGCTACCGATGCCAAAAATTACCGGGAAGATGTGGGAAACTAATAGTCCGGTACATTACTTGGGCCTATCGCTGGGAGGACCAGGTAAGGTCCGGGTTTTACCATAACCTGGTAGCCAAGGGGATGTTAAAGCCCGAAGATATGGAACCGGACATAGGGCCATTTGATTTCTTTATTGACGCTTTCAGAGAATTGTCCAGTTGTAGGGTAAACTCAATGTCCCTTGGACCAATTCCCTTTACTGCCATAGTAGAATATTCTAAGCTTTTCGATGTGGGGGATTTTTCAGAATTTCTTTATTACATTCGGGCCATGGATAATGTTTTGCTGGGCCTGGATAATGATAAGCAGAAATCCAAATCCTCTTCCGGAGATAAAAAATAATGCCCATGGACGAGGTAAGAGAAATTAGAATTGTGGTAAAATCTTCGGGGGCCCCTGAATTTAAAAGAATTGCTGATGGCCTGGGGGGAATAAATAGGGCGGCCAAGGATGTTACCAGTTCTATGAGTTTTTTTAAAAATGCCGCTATTGGGGCATTTGCAGCCTTGCGGGTTAGGGATTTGGTTACCCTATCAGACTCCATGCAACAGCTATTCGACAGGATTTCTGTCCTGTCCGGGGGAACAGAAAAAGCCAAGGAGGTATTTGAAAAATTAGGGGACGTTGCCAATAGGACCAAGACTTCTATAGACCAAACGGCAATTGTCTATGCGAGGGTGGCCGCATCCACTAAAGAATTGGGGCTATCCACAGGCAATGCTATCCAGTTGACAGAACTTCTCCAGAATACTTTTAGACTAAGCGGATCTACCGCAGAGGAAGCGGCAAATGGAACAGTCCAGTTTACTCAAGCATTGGCATTGGGAGTTTTGCGTGGGCAAGACTTTAAATCGGTTCTTTCTCAGAACGTAGTATTCGGGGATATTCTTACTAAGACTCTAGGAAAGACTAGAGGAGAATTGGCAAAAATGGCCGAGGAAGGAAAACTTACCAACAAGGTAGTCCTTCCAGCTTTGTGGAAAGCAATGGGGGATGTGAATTCCCAAGCATCAAAACTGTCCTCTACATTTGGCCAGACGTTAACTATATCAATGAACAATTTTAAATTAAAAGTATTGGAGATAAACAAGGAACTAGATCTATCCGGAAAATTTGCTAGCGGGGTACAACTAGCAATAGACAATTGGAAGTCATTCGCCCTAGTCCTTTCTGTAATAGTTCTTACGAGAATCCCGGCATTTCTTAATCAACTTGGAACCCTATCAGCGGCAATGGTTTCTTTTGCAACAAAGAACCCCCTCCTGCTGGCATTGCTGGCAATAAGTACGGCATTGATAGCACTTAAATTAAATATGGGAAACATCCAGGAAAAATCTGGATTGGACACCTTCTTTGATGACGTGGCAGTAGGTATTCTAAGGACAAAAAAAGAATTTGCCGAATTGATTATAAAGACTACGGAATATTTTGATGTAAATAAAAGGGGCAACGAAGTAAATAGGGAACTGATTAAATCATACCAGGACAGGATAAACATAATCAGAGAAATGTCTAAAGAAGAGGACGATGCCAGGGCTTCCGGATTCGTAGAGAGGCTCAGAAAAAAATATGAGTCCATAAGTAAGGACAAGGCCCTACAAATGAAAGACCAGGCCGACCAGCCCGAAACAATAAGGGCCAGACTAATTTCTGATTTGAATAAGGCCTATGATGCTGGGACGGTTAGCGTAGGGTCTTACTATAGACAACTAGAGGCCCTGGACAGCAAACTAGATGCGAATAAATTTAAAACGGGGAAAATAGACTTGGAACAAAGATTGAATCTAGAAGACAAATTGGCAAAAGCCGAGATCAATCGTACATTCACTCAGGCCACTACATCTCTGAAGGAATTTAATTCGGCAGTATCCGGCAACAAAATAAAGGGACTCAATGACGACCTAGAAGCTGGGAAGATATCCCTCCTAGAGTATGATGCGGCCCTGATAAAGGTCTCCGAAAATTTTGAGGCAAATTCCGCATTTCGTACCGGGACAAATGACTATCTTAAATCTATAGGGACTACTTCCTCCCAGGTAGCCGCCATGATAACTGGGGCATTTTCCCATTTGGAAGATTCCTTTGTCGAAATGACCAAAACAGGAAAGATTAATTTTAGAGATTTTGCACAGGCCGTGCTGGACGATCTAAACAAAATAATAATTAGGTCAACTATTATAGCCCCCCTTGCTAGAGGCCTCTTGGATTTCTCCTTTGCCGGGGCCGAGGCCAGCACCGGGTCTTCAGGATTTCAGTCTCCCAGTGGGGGAATGATGCTGAGTGCAAAGGGGAATATATTTGATGGTCCGACACTGCATGGATTTGGAAATGGAAAACTTGGAATGCTGGGAGAATCTGGGCCAGAGGCCGTGATCCCACTTACTAGAAATGGGAGCGGAGAACTGGGAATAAAATCTGCTACTCCCAAAGTATCTGTTAACATAATAAATAATTCTGGGGGACAGGTAGAACAAACAGAATCCACAGGTCCCGAGGGAGAAAGACAAATAGAAATACTTATTCACGGAAAAATTAAAGAAGGAATTGCTAGCGGAAAATTCGATAGGACGTTTCAACAAGCCTATGGAATAACAAGGAGGGGTAATTAATGGCAATACCCTGGCCAGTATCCCTCCAGCAATTAGTCAATGAGGGATCTTTTGGATTAAAGTTTGGAGAGACCTTGCTACGGTCT